CGGATAGCATATATTTGGCCTGGAATGGTCGAGGGGTCGACAGTTCTTTGGCTGTCTGCTGCCGTTTGGCCAGCTCTCTTTGCGTTTGCTCAAAATCATCTAGCGAGATTATAGCCTTGTGTGTGCCTTGGAATGTTTGGCCCTTGTATTGGTTTAGTCCACAATATACAGGATTGGCTAGTATTCCTCTGATTGTACGATAGCTCCAGGCTGGTTGTTTGGGGTATTCTTCGTTAATCTTATCCCTCAATTTAGTTATCGACATACCAGCCAAGTATGACGCGTATATTTCCTTGACGGCTAGAGCTTCATACTCGTTAACAGTCATCGTGCCGGTATCCTTGTTATAATCGTACCCGTAGGAAGTTTTAGCCCACATCATAGACTTACCAGATTTAGCTCGCCCCAGCTTTCCTAATTGCATACGCTCTTTGATTTGCTCGCGCTCTAATTGTGCGAAAACGGATAATAAACCTATAACAGCCCGTCCGAATGGGGTTGAAGTGTCGAAGTTTTCGAGCAGGCTTACGAACTCGATGTTATTTTTTAAAAAGATATCCTCTATCAAGTATAGAGTGTCCTTTTGGCTACGGCTCAACCGGTCCAGCTTATATACTAGTACCGTGTCAAATAGCTTGCTCTGGGCATCTTTTATCAATTGCTCAAGTGCTGGGCGCTCGGTTGTAGAGCCAGAGAAGCCTCCGTCTGTATACACCTTGTATACATGCCAGTCTTTAATATCACAGTAGCTTTCCAGTTTTGCTTTCTGTTCCTCGATTGAGTAGCCTTCTTCTAGTTGCGAAGTGGTAGACACGCGCACATATAGAGCGACTTTATTGATCTTATCCATTGTTTCTATACTCCTTTTCTGCTAAAATAGAGTATAGAAAGACACCTTTCAAAATAATCATTTTGAAACCTTTCTTTATCTTGCATCTCCTCACGCTCAGACTCGCCAAAGTTTGAGAGCGTGGGGCTTTTTTTATTTGTCGTAAATCATCGCGCCGTTTTGTTCGTATGCCAGGCGGTTTTCATCTTTATCAAATACATATACGGGCGGTGCTGTAAAATCTTTGTCGGTTATTTTGTAAGTCTTTTCCACGTCATTTTTAATTTTCAGCAAGCCGTCCACGGTTTGGTGTAGCTGGTCGTTTGTCAATTCAAACGATGCCACGGGTAGCAATACCGCTATGCCATTGCTACGATAATATACTTCCATTTGACTTGAGTCAAGCCATTGTTTATAAGAGTTTGCAAATTGATCTAATAGCGGTCTAGCTTTGCTGACCCGTCCAGTAGCCTTTCTAAGTTGCTCCTCTCCTTCGTTTTCTTCCTTGGCTTTGGCCTTGGCCTTGTCTACTAGCTCCCAGGCCTTTTCTTTTTGTGATTTCTCTGAGCTTTGCTCTGTAGCTACTTGCTCGGTTGATTCTTCTTGACTTGGTTCAGATTCTTCGTTTTGACTGCACCCGGTCAATAATAGAGTGAGTACTGCGACTGCTGCAAATGTTACCTTTTTCATATTTTTCCTCCCGGCTATCCAACTAGCCTATAAAATTCGTCAATAACCATTAATTCGTCGGTAACTGACTTTAGTTTGTGTCTTTCCATAAAATTCAAATAGTTGAAATCCTCTTTATCTACTTTTTCCAGTTCCTCTCTCAATAGCGCGTGTATCATGGCCCTATTAGCCTCATTTTCGCACTTTATAGGGTTGATAATATAATTATCCTTGGTGTGGTTTAAGTGGCCTAATTCGTGCAATATGACCCGTTTCTGGGCCTCTCCACTTAGTGATTTATTAACGAAGATAATCCTCATATCTGAGATTATCATTCCAGGGCGTGGCCACAGCTCATTGTCAAAGTAAGCTATGGTCACTCCCTCGCTGTCACATATTTCTTCTATAGTCATAATCTGCCTTGTAAGTATATTTCTATGATATTCTGTATCGCTTGTATATCGCTTTCTGTCAATGGCTTGCCGTCAAAAGTCTTTGCACTTTCTGCTAACTTGCGCAGATCTGTTTCTGAATAGCCAGTTTCAGTGGTTGTTTCTGCTTCTTCCTCCCAACCCATAAGGTCAGCGGGTGAAATATTCAATGTTTCAGAAATCTTCTTTAGTACCTCTGGACCAACCTTTTCTATATCGCCTCTTTCATATCTAAATATAGTAGAGCGAGAAACTCCCACGCGCTCAGCGAGGGTATCAGCAGAGATCTTCAATTCTTTTCTTCTTAATTTAATTCTTTCTCCGACGTTCATGATTTTTTCTCCTCTTATATATTACACGTTAATTTTACATCTTTAGTTTCAAAAACGCAACATAAAAGTTTCAAAAATGCGATTTTTTTGTTGACAAACTTTTCTGGTCATGTTATACTTAATTCAACAAGTCGCAGAAGTGCGACAAAAAGAAAGGAGAATACATGGTTAATGTATCGAAGTTGAAGGGTAAAATCGTAGAACGAAACACCACGCAAGAAGAACTTGCAAGTAAGATCGGTGTTACAAAAAGCACGTTTTACCGCAAGATGAAGCGAAATGGCAACTTTTCGATTAAGGAAGTAAACTTGATCGTGTCAGCCCTCAATCTTTCAAAAGATGAAGCTATGGCCATTTTTTTTAGCGAGACAGTCGCATAAACACGACAATCTAGCGAAGTGAATAGAAAGGAGAAATATGGCAGAGAGAAGAATGTTATCTAAAAAGATTTTTCAAAGTCGAAAATTTTTAATGATGCCGTTCGAAGCGCAAGCCCTATACACTCACTTGATTTTATCAAGCGATGATGATGGAGTGGTTGAGGCTTTTCCCATCGTCCGAATGATCGGAGCTAAGGAAGACTCGCTAGGGCTGCTGGTTGTAAAAAAATTCATCTTACCACTAAATGACGATATGGTTTACTTTATAACTGACTTTGAAGAACAAAACAAAATCAGAGCAGACAGAGTACAACCCTCACGCTACCGCGAACTGTTACTAGAAAAAACAGACATGGTAGTAGACGGCAAGCGAGTTACTGGTCAAAAAAAATACATTGACGGACAAGTGTCTGACAAGTGTCTGACAAATGACGGACAAGTGTCTGACAAGTGTCCGCATAGTATAGGTAAGGATAGGATAGTAGAGGATAGTATAGGTGAGTATAGTCTAGTAGAGTCAAGGTCAGATAATGACGATGACGCTGGTCAAAAATCTTTTTCAAAGATTATCAAAGACAGCAACATCAAAATCAATGAGCGACACACTCAAATGTTAATGGACTATATCGCATTAGATCACTTTACAATCCCTATGATCCAGTACGCTGTAGAAAAGACAGAAGATGCCGGTTCAACCAGCTTTAATTATCTAAAAGCAATTTTAGAGAACTGGAGGAAAGAGGGTTTTACCTCACTTGAAGAAGTCGAGGAGCATGACCGCAAGCGACAAGTAAAACAAAGCAAGAACGAATACACAGAAACTTACCCTATTAAGAACCCGGTATTCAGTCCTTACACTGACTTGTTACCCTGGGAAGAAGACGAGGAGGGATAGCCTATGGATCTACCGCTTGTCTATCATATCAACGAACAAGAGACTTGTGAAATACATCAATGCTTCAAATGGTCATTGAATGATGATGTGAAACTACAGGACGAACGAAATAGAACTTTTTGTCCAGAGTGTCAACGCGAGAAGATGGCGCGTGAAGAAGATCAGAAAATAGGTCAAGCTCACGCATCAACAATCTTGCGCAGGACTTACGACGTTCTTGATAAAAATAGTATCGTACCGAGCGGACTGAAAGAAGCGAGTTTTAAAAACTTCACGGTAACGAATCAAATCGACCAGGAAGCCAAAAATTACGCTCTACGTTTGGTATCTCACTACTTGCACGACGGGAAAGGTAATGCTCTGATAATGGGCAAGGCTGGACGCGGTAAGTCGCATCTGGCAATGGCAGTAGCAAGTAAGCTAAATGCCGACTGGAAAGCTAACAAGCTACCTAAGAGCATACTATTTGTTAACTTGCCAGCCTTGTTTATCAAAATTCAAAACTCTTTCAACCGTAAAGAGGGAATGACCAGTAACGAATGGATTGAGTTGCTAAAAAAAGTAGACTATCTGATCCTTGATGACCTCGGACGCTCTGACAATGCCCAATGGAAGCAGGACTTTCTATACAGCTTATTAGATGAGCGAGAAGCAACGATCATCACAACGAACCTTGTAGGGTCAGAAATGAAGTCACTTTTTGAAACCGGCCTGGTCAGCCGAATCACAAAAGGCGGACGGGACCTTTACTTTAAATACCCGGACAACGCAGAAGATAGGAGGAAATTGCCGTTTTGATTGACAAAATGATTGAGGGCTTCGAAGCTACTTGCTACGAGCTTTCAGACGAAATTAAAGCTAAGTTACTAGCTAGTGATCCAGATAGAGCGCGTGGCAAGATCATGGAATTGTACGCTTGCCGGCTAGCTGGAAGAGCATAAAAAAGGCCCCTTGGAAAGGCAATTCCAAGAAGCCAAGAGATAAAACTTTCTACAGGAATTATAACATGAAGAAATTAAAAAATCAATGGCGACCACGCATTATTAACATCATGGCAGACGGTAGCCAGGTAAACGATTTAACAGGGTATACGATACCAAGAGATAGCGGATACTATAACGCAATTAGACGAATTAATAAGGAGATGTAAAATGTTTAACGATATTTTAGCTTGCATGACAATCGCAGGAACATTTTTTGCAGCAGGCTTCGCAGGAGCTGTATGGGATTTTAAACGTGCGCAACGCAAGAAAGCTAGACTAGCCAAACAGGAAGCTATCATGCAACAGTACGAGGAAGATTTACAAGATAAATTTGACGAGGGATACCAAGCATTTCAAGCAGATTTAGCTTATGCGCGCAAACACTCTCACTCTGATAATGATTGGAGCATGGCAGATGTTTTATAGCAAAAAAAATTAAAGCATTAAAGCAAGAGATACGTTTTCAAAAAATTGACCTAGAAGGTAAGAATAATATACTTCGAGTGACCTTGAACGATAACAGAAGGTTGCGGAAGGAACTTAACCAAAAAAACCAACTTTTGAAAAAGTATCAAGAAGTCTTAATGAGATATCAAGAGGAGGGAAAGCTATGAACGAACGCTTACAGTTAATACTAGCTTGTATCAGAGTTGGTCGTGCGAATGTACTGACCACGCGCGATATTGCCAAAATGACGAACTTATCAGTCCGAAAGGTTCGAGGAGGCATCGCAGAACTACGGCTTAATTACTCAGTGCCTATCGTGGCCAGTCGGTCATTGCCTCGCGGGTATTATTTCGCAGAGAATGATGATGAGTACATAGCGTGGGTACTACAGTACAAGAAGCAGATCAAGACTGAACAGAAGCTACTTAACAGCTTGAAATCTACGAGCTGGGATCACTACAAGAAAATCAAAGAGGAGATAAAACAATGACAAATAACCAAGTGACAGTTAAATCAACAGGAGACTTTCTTACAAACCCGCAACTACTGAGCGCAAAGATCGTCAAGCAGTACCTTGACCCGTCTGGAAAAGCCAGCGATGAAGAACTAGCTTACTTTATCGCAACGTGTAAAGAGCGCAATCTCAATCCATTTACTAAAGAGGTGTACTTTATCAAGTATGGAACGAATCCAGCACAAGTAGTTGTTTCAAAAGATGCCTTTATGAAGCGGGCGGAGCAGAACCCGAATTTTGACGGGTTTGAAGCTGGTATCGTGGTAGAAACACCAGAAGGGGAAATCAAACAGATCACAGGTACAATCCACAGCAAACATGATGAACTTTTAGGGGGCTGGGCTAAAGTCTACCGCAAAGATCGAAGATATCCTATCGAAGTAGACGCAGACTTTAAGGCTTACAACACAGGAAAATCTATGTGGGCTAAAATGCCAGAGTTGATGATCCGTAAAGTGGCCCTTGTATCTGCAATGCGTGAAGCCTTTAGCGAAAACGTGGGAGGCTTGTACACAGCAGACGAAATGGAACAGGCACAACCTATTGATGTGACACCTAAAGAAACCCGTGAGGAAGTCATGAAGCGTAAACAAGCGCAGATTGAGCAGATGAAGCAGGAGCAACCAAAGAAAGAGGTTGAGCCAATCGCAAGCACGGAGTACCAAGCGGAAGAACTGCCTTTTGTAGCAGAAGGACTACCAGAAGACATTGACCTGCCATTTACTTAAAAAAGGAGACTCGGATAATGAAAGAAGCAGAAACAGTAAACCAGCTCGACAATATCCAGATCAATTTTGAACCTGCCAAGGTCGCATTTAGCGACTTTGGAGCGTTCGAGGCTGGAATTGAGCAAGCTATTGCAAAATACGGGACATTTGACCTTGAAGTCAACACGATTGAAGAAGTCAAACAAGCACGGACTGACTTGAACAAATTGAGCAAGAGCCTTGAAGATCGCAGAAAAGAAATCAAGGGTAAAATAAACGAGCCTTACACTGAATTTGAAAAGGCTTACAAAGTACCTTACGGCAAGCTGGAAGATTTGATCGATATCTTGAAACAACAGATAGATGGCTATGAGGACGCTCAGAAGGAATTGCGACAAGATACGGTGCGTAACTGGTTTAAAGAGAAAGCCCTTGAGGGCAATCTTAATCCAGACATCTTTGAGCAATATCTGGACGGTTATACCAAAGCTGGACAATTCAAAAAGGATAGCTTCCAACTGTTAAAGAAAACAGAAACGGAGTTAGAAGCTATTGTACTTGCTGAATTGCAAAAGCAAAATCAGAAAGATCAAGACATTGCAATCATCAGTAGTCAGTGTGCGACTCACAACATCGGACCTGCCACTTATATTCGGGCTTATGAAAGCGGTCAGACACTAGCAGAAGTGCTTGATAGCATTACTAAGGATGTCGAGAGCGCCAAGCGTTTCAAAGAAGAACAGGAAGTACGGGAACGGGCAGAAGCAGAACGCAAGGCAGAGATTGAACGTATGGCTAGAGAACAAGCAGAAGCAAGTATCAAAGCCTACGATGCAGAAACTGGCGAGGTTATCGAAGATGAACCGAAACCAGAGCCAACAAGCGACAAGTATGTTACTACTATCAAATTCTGGTTTGACCTTGAACAAGCGAAACAATTCAAAAAGTGGTTAGACACTCAGAACATCAAATTTGAAACAGTGGAAGGAATGAAGAAATGCTAAACAATGTATGCGAAGAATGGAGGGATGTTGTAGGTTATGAGGGTTTGTATAAAATCTCAAGCCACGGAAGAGTAAAAAGTTATCATGCAAGATATAAAAAGCCTAGAATTTTAAAAACTAGCATGACAACGACGGGCTATAGAAAAGTAGAACTCGCAAAAAACAAAGTAAAAAAGTCGCATAAAATCCATAGGTTGGTGGCTGAGGCATTCATTCCAAATGAAGGGAACAAACCCTATATAAATCACTTGGATAGTAACCCGCTAAATAATAATGTTAACAACCTAGAATGGTGTACACAAAAAGAAAACATGGTTCATTCTGCTATTTTCGGAAATCATAAAAGTCTTGCGTGGAAAAATAAAGAACAAGTTGTAACTGATTATATATCTGGCAAGTCTATCCGATATCTCGCTAAGAAGTACGCTGGAAATAGTTGCGTTACTATAAAGAACGTTTTAAAACGTGAAGGTGTAAGGATAAGAAACGTTTCTGAACAAAAAATGAAATATAAATACTCTAGGGAGGAAATGTTGTCCATGTTTGAAGAAGGTCTAAGAAATGTAGACATAGCAAAAGAATTGGGAATACCTAGAGTGTTAGTCAACACTTATAAACATAAATGGAAGAATGGAGAGAAATTATGTTAAATTTAACGTGCCTTGTTGGGCGCTTAACAAAAGACCCAGAGCTACGCTACACGCCAAACAATCAAGCAGTTGCTACTTTCAGCCTAGCTGTCAACCGCAACTTCAAGAGTCAGAATGGAGAGCGCGAAGCCGATTTCATCAACTGCGTGATATGGCGACAGCAAGCAGAAAATCTTGCAAACTGGGCCAAGAAAGGGGCTTTGATTGGGATCACGGGACGAATTCAAACACGGAGCTACGAAAACCAGCAAGGCCAGCGGGTCTTTGTGACCGAAGTGGTCGCAGACAACTTCCAGCTTTTGGAAAGTCGGAACGATCGTGGCAACCAAGCGCAAGCGAATAGTCGGCCAAACTTTGGGCGCAATGAACCGATACAAAGCAATCCGATGGACATCTCAGATGATGATTTGCCATTCTGAGGTATCGAAAAATGATTGAATTAACAATACCTATCGAGCCAAAGCCCCAAACTCGCCCAAAATTTGGGCGGGGTGGGGCATACGAAGACCCAAAGATGAAAGCGTGGCGCAATTCTGCTACATACCTAATTAAAAGCCTATATAAAGGCAATAAGCTACAAGGCTATCTTAAAACAGAAGTCACGTTTTATCTAAAAGCGCCTCAAGTCGTATCAAAGAAACCTACGCCAAAAGCTAAAGCGAAAACGTGGGAACGATATGAACGATTTATGAATGAGCAGATATACTGTGCCAAAAAGCCAGATCTTGACAATCTGGAAAAGGCAATATATGACAGCATTTCAGACGCTAATTGTGTTTGGTGGGATGACAATCAAGTTGTAGAGCATACGACAAAGAAAGTCTACTCGCCAAACCCACGAATTGAAATTAAAATCAAAAAAATCTAGGAGATAACAACCATGAATAAAAAATTAGTTTTAGCAACAGTCGCGACAATCGCAGCGGTCGCAACAGCTCAAGGAGTAAAAGCAGATGAATCAACTGGAACACTTACGGCAGGAAATGAAGCAGCTACAGTCGGAAATACAGCAACGAGAAGATGGAAATCAAGTATCTGAAACAACGGGATCAAGCAAACAAGAACAACCTCAAGGAAATGATGCTGCGGAAACAGAAAGAGGGTCGATTGGTGAACGTGAAGGAACAAATCAAAATGTTACAGAAGTCACCAAGGTGGGTGACCAAATAACTGTTAAAAACCCTGATGTCGATATGCACTTCACAAAGAGCGCAACTGGCAATGGCACTGGAAAATACGTCAATTTTAAGGTGGAGTACAAGAATATCGACTTTCCTGACTCAATGACCATCAATGAAGGTGATCAAGTTGTTCTGCATATGCCTAAAGAGGTATCGTTTCGTACTGATTTTGATTTTGATGTTAAAAACCCATCAGATCAAACAATTGGTCATGCACAAGCAAGTGTAGAAAAAGGAACTGTAACAACTACTTTCAACGATTACTTTTCGAAGAATCCCCTGAACAAACAAATGACTATGTCATTCGATGCAGTTTGGACAGAAGCAGTTAAATCGGGGGAAGAAGCTACACTTAATTTTGACGGAACCATCAAAAAAGTAATGGTAGACCCAGAACCAGAACTTGATCCAACAACTGAAAAATTCTCTAAATGGGGTTCGCAAGCAGAAGATGATCCACAAGTCTTGCGATGGACCTTCCGTTTGAATTTGTCAAAACAAAAACTTGAAAACCTCATCATCAAAGACCGATGGACAGATAACCAAGAGTACGTTGAAGGGAGTCTTGAACCATTTTTTGTTGATGATGCTAAGACTTGGACAAACTACACCAGTGCTAAAGACTACCTTGATAGCTTCCATGTTTTAAATGGTGGTTTTGATCTTAAGATGAAAACCTTTGACCGAATCTTGTACGTTAACTATCGTACACGGTTAAAAACACCAGTCAAGGAATCAAATGATCCACTAAATGTAGTTTGGGCAAGAGATGGTGAGGGGGACACACTAGCAGATAACTATAATGCTCACATTGCCCTTGTCGGCGGTAAGGGACGAGCTTCTGGTGAAAACAAGCCTGAACCTACATTTAAAATTCCCAAGGAATCGCCAAAAGTAGAAATCCCTGAATTTCAGGGTGGCATCCCTGGCATTCCAGAAGTACGAGAAAAGCCTGAGTGGCAAGGTGGTACAGTACCATTTGATGCTCCAATCCTTGATAAGCCAGAAAGCAATATCAAAGATATCCCTATGATGCCACCAGCTCCAATTTTGGAGAAACCAGAGCTTATCATTGACTTACCAGATCCAAAACGTGACGAACCAAAACCACAGCCAAAACAAGACAAGCCAAACACACCAGCACCAAAACAAACACCAAAAGTCGAAGAAGTAAAAATCAATAATCGTGTGGAAAATCACGCGCAAAACACGCGAAACGAATCTGAAGAAACAGTCAAAGCGTACAGCGCACCGGCTACGCTTCCTAATACGGGTTCTGAGAGCGCTCTCATTCTTTCGTTCGCTGGAATGTTTATTCTCAGCGGTATCGCACGAATCGCATTGAAGCGCGAGAGTGAATAACATCATTGTATATCAACTATAAATTTAAAAAGGAGAGTCCTTTCTTTCAAAATTTACATACGAGTAAGTCTGATATACGCTTACGACAACGACCTATGCTGGTGCGAGGCTTGGAAAACCTCAGAGGGTTCGATTCCCTCTATAGGATTAGGACGGGTGCATTCGTGGACTCCTTATAGTTTTTTGTTACATTTTTCACTGCTATCGACCCGTCCCGATAGCTGGCCAGTGCTAGCGCAAACAGAGTGGTGCAAGTCCACTCGCTGGCCATTGCTCACTATAAATAAAGAAAGGTAGTTTTCTCTTTTTCGAAATATTGGAGGGCATGAGCAACCCTCTACATTTTGAGAAAGATGGATCAGACATGGAAATTGAATTAATTAAGCGATCAATTAGATTAGATCGAGAGCGTTTAGCAGATACAAGCAGTAATCTGCTTATACAAAAAAATATTGGTAGAACGGCAGTTATGGGCCGTGAGCGTGTGATTAAAGAAAGGATCAAGGAGAAAATGGAAAAGTTAGAAAATAAATTAGTAACGTTAACTAAGAAATGGTTTGTGGATCGTGATTTAGAAAACGGCGGACGGTTGGACAAGCAGGCTCTTAAATTAAGTGAAGAATTTGGTGAGTTATGCGCTGGATATCTCAAACAGAATGAGAAGCTAACCAAGGACAGCATCGGAGATTGTGCGGTTGTTATCGTAGGTCTTGCGATGCTAATCAGAAGAGATGTGCATAGTATCTTTGAGGAATCAGACAACATCAGACGAAAGGATGTGATGGAATGTTTTAAATTGTTAAATGCAAACATTTCTGAATTTCAACTATCGCAAGAGTTGGCAAGTAAAGAAATGTACAAACACAATCTAGTACGTGCAGTGGCTTACTTAAAATCTATTAGTAAGGCACTTGACTACGACTTTGTAGATTGCTTCGAGATCGCATATAACGAAATTAAAGATCGTAAGGGTAAATGGATTAATGGAACGTTTGTTAAAGAGGAGGATTTGAAGAAATGAAGCCTAAAAAATACCCATATTCGGGATTTGAAGACTCAAAAAAGGCGGATAGTGGAAATAAGTCGGAACTTGTAGTATTTCCAAATATCGCTATCAGAAAAGAGCTTTTTAAATACATCTACACGGTTGTAAGAAAACATGACAGCACTATCATTAACTTTAGAATCCCTAAAGGTTTTGGATACGAGACACAAAGAACAAAGATAAATCTGAGCTATGAGGACACTCTAAAAATTTTGAATGACAAACTAAAGGAGCAAGAAGATGAATAGACAAGAGCTGATTGAGAAATACGAACTTGAGTTGAAAGATGTTCAATTAAAGTTTGGAGCGAGTTTTAAAACCAAAGTCTATGAGGATCTTTTGGAAGATCTTAAACAACTAGACGAACCGAAAGAGAAAGCCACGCTTCCCCGGCCAGTGGCGAACTGGATCTCTTGTGTGAGAGGCCGAAACAAGACTTTACATTTTGCACTAGAAAACGCACCAGAAGAAGTGAATCTATGGTTTTGTGAAGATGAAAAGAATCGGCAAAATATTTTCGCTGACGCTTGGGTTAACGGTTATCATATCGAGAGAGTGAAGCGGTATATTGTAAAAGTAAAAGGAGTGGAAGAATACTACGATTACTTAAATTATCGTATAAGCTTAGACAAATGGTTCTTTAGTGGGGAAAGTGAACCGTTAGATTTTCGCACAAAACACACCCGCAAAGAGCTTGAAATAGGGGGCTTTGGAGATGTGTTCAACAATCCTATGTTTGAGGTTGAGGAGGTAGAAGAATGAATATAAAAGAGTTCACTAAAGAAATAGAAAAACTGAATAGATTACAAGGAGATTTTAAAGAATATGTTGCATTTAATGAAGTCTTATATTTAATAAACCAATTGGATGAGCCACAAAAAGTTGTAATTCCTAAATTTGTAGCAGATTGGATTAATAAATGTAAAGTATTTGAGCATATTGTAAGTTTATCGTTTGCTCTAAATCCAGTTTCGTGGGAAGAAAACAGACTATCAGATGAATGTATTGATTGGCTAAAAAGTACAAGCAATCAAGAAGTTTTCGCCCGTGCTTGGCTTGACGGCTACGAGGTCGAGGAAGAGAAGCGGTATTTGGTGAAGATGAAAGGGATTAGTAGCAATATGTGCTATTTGAATCGTGTCGGTAACAAGTGGATCATAGCTGAAATAGATGAACACACAGGTATGAATATATACACTAAACACACCCGCAAAGAGCTTGAAGAAGCTGGTTTTGGCTGGATGTTTGATTGTCCGGGGATTGAGGTTGAGGAGGTGGAGTAAATGGGAGAAATGATGTATTGGTTAATGTTCTTAGCTTGCGTGTCAGTCCTAGTAATGGCAACATTTGTAATGCTCTATCAGCGTCAAGTTAATATTGATTTGAGAAGTAAATATAATGATTTAGTGCGAGAGCTAAATAATAGCTTTGGTTGGGAAGAATGGAATTGGGCAAATAATTTCAGAGAGTACGCTCGTAAAGTTGATTCTCTGGAAAAATTTAAGATGAATCTTGAGCGCCTTGAAATCATTAAGAAAGCATTAGACGTTCAAAAACTAGAAGAATTACAAGAACGTAAAAAATTACTAGAACGTGAAATCGAAAAGATTGAAAATTAAGGTGGTAACAGAATGACACGAAAAAGCATATCAAAAAGTGTTAGACAACAAGTATTAGAAAAATATGGGGGTCATTGTGCTTATTGTGGCAAGGTTTTGGACTTGAAAACTTTGAGAGTAGATCATTTACACCCACATTACTTAGGTGGAGAAGATGCTTTTGAAAACTATATGCCTGCTTGTTATCAATGTAATTTCTATAAATCTACTCTCTCGCTAGAACAATTCAGAGAGCAGATATCTACCTTGCACGAGAGAATCAGCAAACCATTTATAACAAGGCTTGGAATAGATTATGGGATTGTTAAAATTACTCCCTTTAATGGCAAATTTTATTTTGAGGAGGCGGAAGAATGAGTTACGATTTGGAAATTTTAGGAAAAATAGAAAACGGAGATTATATTTGCATAGATGAACCTGAAAATAGTTCTCCAACCTACAACCTTGGGAAAATGTTCAGGGCTGCTATGGATTGGGATTTCAAACAAGGCACCATCTATAATGTTTCTCAGATTTTTGAAAACATTCAACGTGGAATCTCAGAATTGGAACAGCACCCTGAAAAATATGTGCAGTATGAACCCAAGAATAAGTGGGGGACTGTCAGCAGTGCGTTAGAAGATTTAAGATCATTGAGAGATTGTATTTTAGAACAAGATATCGATACAAAATACTTATATGTGAGGTGGTAGAATGAAACGACCAAACAGATATCCTTACACGAAAAGTCAGTGGGAAGAAGAAACTACATCAGTGTACTTTGGTGATGGCACTAGTTTAAAGACGTTAATCGAAAGCAATCGAATAACTGGCGTGATTAATGTTAGTTTACAATGCGAGTGAGGACAACTAATGGACCTACAAAACTTTATCTATTTGCTATTTGCACTGGTCTGGCTCTCTGGCTTGATCTGGGCTGGTGTGATTGCGTTTAAAAGTAGAAAGGAGAAATGATGAGTTTAGATAATGTGCATATACCAATTGATGGAGATAAGGTGCTTTCAATCGCTCAGATAAATAATCGTTTAGAATTCGCTGTATTATCAAACATCGGGGAGAAATACGGCTATGATCCATTTTTTATTACTGAGAATTATTTTGATGATCTTTATGAATCGTGTCCTACTTTTTCGGACCTACGGGAATTAAAGAATATCATTGATCGTATTCTGGAAGTGGAGGATAAGCATGACTAAACTATTTTACACAATCCTCGCATCTGTATCACTGGTGTTTCTAATCGTGTGTATTAATTTAAACTCACGGATCAATGATTTAAATAATAAATGCCGTGATCTCGAATGGACGGTACAGGAACATGAGTTATCTATCCAGCGACTAGCAGAAAAGAATAATGCGCAGGATGTTATTTTAAATAAATTAAACAGTGAGTATCAGATGCGTGAACGACAACGGGCGGAGGAGCTGCAGGATGTTGCTGAGAGAAATGGAGTTGGAGGTTAGCATGATACCTTACGAGGAAATGGAAAGGTGGGATTGAATGCTTTTTGGTGAAGTGCTAAAAAACAAAACAAAGGAGAACGCAGACAATACACTCAAGAACTACCGCGTACTTTTGAGAATTGCGGGGGAGGAATACAGCCCGAAAGTCACAGCTACTTATTCCCTGGAACCAAAGAGCGCACCAAGCTCTCCAAGCCGTCAAACCGAACAGATGGTTATAAGACGGGTTGACGCACAGCAAGAGTTGGAGCTTATGGCATCGGCTATCAACAGACTATCTGATCTCAATCTATCGCAGATTTTGATTGAGCGATATTGTAAAACGAGATTTAGACAAGACAAAGCTATTTATCCCAGTCTGGGATATTCAGAGAGCGAATACTATAGATTGCTTGATCGGGCATTATTAGAATTCGCAGAAGCCTATAAGGCCGGGGAATTGCTAGAGTATAGATTTCAGGGAGATAAATGAAAGAAATCTGGGAGTAAAAGCGCTGTATTGAGTGATATTATAGTACTATCCAATGAAGCAGATAGGACCTGCGCCATTTGGTTGCTTCCTTATGATAAGGTTGCTGGGTAACTCAACGGTTAGAGTAGCGGACTTTTCACCCGCAAAGTACAGGTTCGATTCCTGTCCCGGCTATAAAGATAGGCTTTGAGAGGTTAGCCTGTCTTTTTGTTTTGCATAGAAAAGAGGTGGTGCATCATCGCTAAGTTATCGCTAAGACAACAGAGATTTGTAGACGAGTACATCATCTCAGGAAATGCTACTCAAGCAGCGATCAAAGCAGGATATAGTGAAAGAACAGCGGGAAGAATAGCTGGGCAAAACTTGAAGAAACTTGAAATAAAAGCCTATCTTGATGAGAAAATGGCTGAATTTCAGAAAAAAAACATCATGAGCGCAGATGAAGCTCTAAGTATTTTGTCTGATATTGCAAGGGGAAAACGTGATGAAGAAGTCTTGATGATGGATCCTACTACTGGTGAGGTCCGTAGACTTACTAAAAAAGCTGACAATGCCACGGTTATCAAAGCTATTCAAGAAATTTTGAAACGCTATCCGACAACTAAGCAAGCAGAAAAGTTAGAACTTGAAATAGAGAAGCTACGCACACAGATGGAACAAGGCACGGTGTCAGATATGAATATCACAATCATAGATGAGTGGTCGAAAAATGAAAGTTAATATTCAAGAAAACATCAATCCACATTTTAAGAGCGTCTGGACTACCAGCAAACCTTACAACGTGTTAAAAGGTGGGCGGAACTCTTTTAAATCGTCCGTTATAGCCTTGCTACTGGTCTATATGATAATACCTTTCTTGGTAGCTGGCAAGAAAGCGAATGTGGTTGTTATTCGGAAAGTTGGGAATACTATTCGTGATAGCGTGTTTCTTAAAATCCAATGGGCTTTGAATAAATTTGGATTATCTGGACGATTTAAGGCCACGGTATCGCCTTTTAAAATACAAGACACGGTCACAGGGTCGTGTTTCTATTTCTACGGTCAAGACGACTTTCAGAAGTTAAAATCGAATGACATAGGGGATATTATAGCGGTCTGGTATGAGGAGGCTGCGGAATTTAGCAATAAAGAAGATTTCGACCAGTCGAACGTGACTTTTATGCGACAGAAGCATCCAGATATTGACTTTGTAAAATTCTTTTGGTCATACAACCCACCACGAAATCCATATAGCTGGATCAATGAGTGGGCAGAAGAACTAAAGGATAACGAGAATTATCTTGTGCATTCGTCGTCTTATTTAGATGATAAGCTAGGATTTGTCACGGAGCAGATGTTAGAAGACATTGAACGTATCAAAGAGAACGACTACGACTACTACAGGTACATATACCTGGGTGAGCCGGTTGGCCTTGGTACGAACGTGTATAACATGGATTTGTTTAAGCGCGTGGATAAAATCCCGGACGGCGAGCGTGTCATAGGCCAGCTATTCGCAGCAGATACCGGACACCAGCAATCGGCGACTACTTGCTTGCATGCCGTAGTTACTAACAGATCCAATCTCTATCTTGTGGATAACTACTACTACAGCCCAGCTGGTAAAGTCAAGAAGAAAGCTCCGAGCGTATTGTCTAAAGAGCTTCATGACTTTGTGGTTAAGCAAACGCAGAAATATCCGAATGTGCCAGTAATTGAAATGACGATAGATAGTGCGGAGGGAGCATTGAGAAACCAATATTTAGAAGACTTTGGTATTCGCTGGCACCCGGTAGCGAAGAAGAAGAAAATAATAATGACAGAGTACGTCCAATCGCTCCTTGCGAATGGTCGTTTTTATTATTTCCCAACAGAAAACAACCTCAAGTATTTTATTGAGGAGCACAAGCGTTATCAGTGGGACGAGAAAACTGTTAAAGACGACGACCCGAAAGTCATTAAAGAGGACGATCACACTTGCGACGCGTTCCAGTACATGGTCGTAGACAATGCACAACTATTAAGATTAAAAGCCTAGAGAAAGGTTTGAAATGAGTATCTTACAATCACTAAGAAATATATTTAAGAGGGGTAAATATGTAATGACAAGCCAATCATTAGGCAATATCACAGAACATCCTAAAATCGCAATCAACAAGGACGAATACGATCGTATTCAAAAGAACTTGAAATACTATCAAAGTAAGTGGGACCCTATCCGGTATCGCAATTCAAATCGGGTGGATAAACAGCGGACACGAAACCACTTGCCTATCGCGCGTACGGCTTGTAAGAAGATTGCGAGCCTGGTATTTAATGAACAGGCTGAGATCAGTGTAGCGAACGGAACAACAAATGAATTTATTCAATCTGTTTTGCTGAATGACCGCTTTAACAAGAACTTTGAGCGATACCTTGAGAGCTGTTTGGCCCTGGGTGGCCTTGCTATGCGTCCATACGTTGACGATGATAAGATCAAGATTTCATTTGTACAAGCCCCAGTTTTTTATCCATTGCAGTCCAATACGCAGGACGTATCTTCTGCAGCGATTATCAACAAGAGCCAAAAGACAGTAGGCAAGGAAACAGTCTACTATACTCTAATCGAGTTGCATGAGTGGACTAAGGACGGCAAGTATACAATCACTAACGAGCTGTATCGCTCAAACGAAAAGGAGCGCGTTGGTGACCGTGTGCCACTATCCGAGGTATATGAGGACCTTGAGGAAGAAGTGACGCTTGAAGGGCTTACACGGCCTTTATTCACTTACTTAAAACCGCCGGGCATGAATAATAAAGATATCAATAGCCCGCTGGGTCTGTCTATCTTTGATAATGCTAAAAGTACTATTGACTTTATCAATACCACTTATGACGAGTTTAAGTGGGAAGTACGAATGGGCCAACGACGTGTATTAGTACCAGACCAAACCGTCCGAATTGGTTTCAACCAGCACGGAGACACTGATTTAGTCACGCGCGAATTTGATCCAGAGCAGAACGTTTACGAGCAGATCGATGGCGGGAAAGATACACCAATCAATATCACAGACCTTACTACTCCTATCCGGTCAGACGACTATATCAAGGCAATCAACGAAGGCCTTGCATTGTTTGAGATGCAGGTTGGAGTATCGCCTGGAATGTTTACGTTTGATGGCAAGAGTATGAAGACTGCGACTGAGGTTGTATCAGAAAACTCTGACACGTACCAGTTGAGAAACAGCATCGTGAGCCTTGTAGATCAATCTATCAAAGAGTTGGTTATCTCTATTTGTGAGATTGGTAAGCTATACGGCTTATATAGTGGGCTTATTCCAGAGATGGACGATATCACAGTAAACCTCGATGATGGTGTCTTTGTTGATAAGAACAACGAGCTAGACTACTATGCTAAAGCCCTACTAAGTGGGCTTGTCAGCAAGCAATACGCTATTTCCAAAGCGCTGGGCTTGTCAGATGATGAAGCTAAACAAATGCTTGATGATATCAAAAAAGAGACCGCTGAGAGCATGGAGCTAGAACGTAGCACAAGCGAAGTTGATATTTATGGAGAGTGATTAGATGGCGCGTAACAAGTACCCGGTATTATTTAACGAGGAGCAGTTAGAGTTGCGCGCTTCACAAGTCGGTGATATCTATCATCAGATGGCGCGTGACTTATTCGACGAGGTTATAGATAGGTTGCTAGAGCGTGGGTCTGAGTCTTTGGCTGATAACCCGTATATTTGGCAGTTAGAGCGTATGAGCCAGATGCACATGCTGAACGAGCAGAACCTGGACACGATAGCCCGTTACTCTAAAATAGGCCGTGAACAGCTCAGAAAGGTTATTGAGGACGAGGGCTTTAAAATCTATCAAACTACCAAAGAACAGCTCATAGACGATCTCGGAGGCGGTGATTTTGGCAATTCTAAGCACGCGCAGGAGTTACTAGCTGGGTATTTTGAGCAATCACACGGTGATATCAGTAACTTGATTAATACCACGCTTCCAGGCATTGTGACAGATGTCTATCGTCAAATGGTGCAGGAAGTGGTGGCCCGTCAAGTGGTCGGTCTAGTCACACATGACAAGGCTGTATCTCAGACTGTCATGAAGTGGCAAGAGATAGGCTTTAAAGGCTTTATTGACCGCGGTGGGCATTATTGGAAAGTTGATAACTACGCTAGGACGGTTGTTAAAACTACAGTCATGCGTAGCTATCGAGAAATGCGGACGATGCCAGCGGACGAGCTGGGTATTGATACCTTTTATTATTCCAAAAAGGCTACGGCCCGCGAGGCTTGCGCTCCCTTACAGCATCGTATTGTAACCTATGGCCCAGCAAGGGAAGAACACGGTATTAGTATTCTATCACTTGCGGATCATGGTTTAGGGACACCAGGAGGCTGTCTGGGTATCAACTGCGGACACATGCTTACTCCGTTTGTACCTGGTATCAACGAACTACCAGAACTCGGCCCGGACGTTAAGAACGTCACGCAAGAAGAAGCGATTAGAAATGCTAATGCACAATCTAAACAAAGGGCATACGAGCGAGCTATTCGCAAGTCTAAGGAAAAGCTACACGTTGCTGAGAAGTTGGGCGACCAAGAACTTATCAGTAAGTTCAAAACCAAAATCAGAGATCAACAGGCAACCTTGCGAGATTATATCGCAGACAAACCTTTCTTGCATCGCGACTATGCGAGGGAAAGGTATTTCAAACCAAACGAAGAATAAAGGCTTTTATAGCCTTTTTATTTTGCGCCCATTATCTGGATAAGAGGTGATTTCCTCCTTTTTTCTTACCTCTTGCGGGATCGTTACCCGCTGGGCGCTTTCGTTGCTGGACGTAAACCGGCGAAATCGTCTACTGGACGTAAAACAGGAAGGAGTTTTAGACATGAGTTTAAAACGTGAGATGTTAGTTGATGCAGGTATTGAAGACAAGGACACTATTGAGCGCATTATGGCAGCGTACGGGTCAGCAATCAAAGAAGCCAGATCTGAAGTACAGGCAGAAAACGACAGCTTAAAAACACAACTTGAGCAACGGGACCAAGCTATCAAGGACTTACAAGCTAAAGAGGGAGCTAGTGAAGAAGCCAAGAAACAACTGGAAGACTTACAAGCCCAATTTGAAAGCTATAAGACGGATAGTGAAGCTAACCTTGCGCAAGTTAAGAAAACCAACGCGGTTGCTTTAGCTTTAAAAGACGTGGGAGCGCATAACTCCGAGGACCTAATGAAGTTTATTGATCTTGATAAGATCGAGCTTGCAGAAGATGGCAAGCCAAAACTAGAAGAAACTATCAACGGTCTGAAAGAGTCCAGCCCTTACCTTTTTATCCAAAAGGAAGAACCACAGGGACCACAGCCAAAGTTCGCGCTTGGTGGCAATCCGTCCGCTGGCTCAGACGAACAAGGTGATGCCTTTGATGAAATCTTGAGCAAATACTAAATTTTAAAACAAAGGAGTGTAGTATGTCTACAAAACTATATACAAAAAAATACATGACCATGCTGGCTAAAATCACTGAAACACGCTCGCGTTTCTTGCGTTCATTTGGTGGTCAAATCCAGATTTTTGACGGAGTTTCAGACTCTGACACGATGTTGCATTTGAAAGTCAATAACACTAAAGCTGTTATTAAGAAATATGACAAAGGTGAAAACGTAGCCTTTGGAACTGGCACTGGATCAAGCAACCGTTTTGGACAACGTACAGAGATTAAATCAATTGATAAAACTGTACCGTATGAAGCGCCTATTTCTATCCATGAAGGTATCGACAACGTAACTGTTAACGATGTGGCTGAAAAGGTAGTGGCAGAACGTTTGGAAGAGAACGCATTGGCACAAACAGAATACATCAATGAATTGCTTGCCAAGGCATTGTCAGAAAACGCAAGCGAAACGATCAACGGGCAACTAACAGAGGAAGGTGTGACAAAAGTATTCTCTACTGCACACAAGAAATTTGTCAACAACAAAATTTCTAAAAACATCGCATGGGTAGCTTACGTTACTTCTGACGTGTACGACTTCTTGATTGACTCAAAACTCGCTACAACCGCTAAAAATTCATCTGCTAACATTGATGACCAAACAATGTACAAATTCAAGGGCTTTGTGCTTGAAGAAACACCAGACGAATACTTTCAAACTGGTGAACAAGTCATGTTTGTTGCAGACGGTGTAGGTATCGCTGGGGTAGGCTTGCAAATCGTCCGTACTATTGATGCAGATGATTTCTATGGTGTGGCTATCCAAGGTGCTGGTAAGTACGGTAAGTACATTGCTGACGAAAATAAAGTAGGTATTCTCAAAGCTAAATTGGTAGCTGGAGGATAATTGGAGGTGATTTAGATCGCTAAGTTTAAGGTTCTCTGCGATTTTTGGGATATTGCAAAAGATGAATTTGTAGCAGAAGGCTCAATCATTGATGTCACAAAAAAACGAGCAGAAGAAATAAACAAAAACATTGGTCGTCAAGTTGTTACCGGCGAGAAAGAAGAGAAGGAGTAACGTATGGCAAAATATAAAGCTACTTGTAACTTTTTGATCGAGTCAACAGACCAAAACTTTGACGAGGGCACGGTCTACGAGTTAACGGCTGCAGAAGCAGAAGAAATCAACCAAAAGACAAGCCTTGCGTTTGGCGAGGAGTGGTTGGAACTTGTTTCTGACAGCGAACCCGTGGCCCAAGAGGTTATCTCTGATTAGGAGGTATCATGGCATACTTAACACATGAAGAATATCGTGAGTTAGGTTTTGATAAGACAAGCGAGTTTGAAGCGTTGTCGAAACGAGCTGAGCTTGCTATTGACATCTTTATTCGTCATTATTATGACTTTCATGATTTTGACACGGAGCATAAGATGCGTAAGAAAGCAGTTAAGCTGGCCGTAGCATACCAGATACAATACCTGGACAGCACGGGCATTTTAACGGCTGAGGATAAGCAGACAATCGCGAGTACAACACTAGGTCGTACATCGGTGTCATACAGCTCGAATAACATCTCTAGAGCCTCTGAAACGGCATCGGGATATAATCTATCACTTGACGCTTTTAACGCTCTAAAATCGGCTGGATTTCTGTATAGCGGGGTGGACTATGGT